TGTTGACGATAGTCGTATCTATACAACTACAACAACAACAATAGGTTGTAATCGAAATGACTATCAGTTCAGAAGTAAAGGAGGTTCTACTTGGACTACAGTGGGCTATAAGCCTACTGTTGGTCTTAAAGCAGTCTCCAAAGATACCACATACCGTACTAGACCTGCTGGTTTCGATTATGGTGAATGCGAATTGTTTCGCTTCAACATATACAATGCTGGCAGGAGCTACTACAGGTTATACAACTCAACCATAAACTGGTCATCTTCCGGCACCGGCTGCGAGTACAAAGGTCCTCGCAGATACGATGTCAAAGAGATTCACTCAGTCGAGGTTGGGCCGTCTGGTTCGTACCTTACTCAAACCGTCGTTGATGCGGTTCGGAACGAGACGAAGCTAGATTGTCAAAATCTATTTGCTTCTCGTGGTGAGGAACTAGTTCGCAGGTCTTTGCCTGCCTCTAGGTCTCTCACTTACGCTCGTTCTATTGCCGAACTCAAAGATATTCCACATTCCGTTGCATCCCTGCAGCGTGCGTGTAAGAATCTCTCTGAGATAGCTACTTCTTTAGGCCGGTTAGACATTTTTGATCTATCCCGTCTATCGCAAACCATTCCAGATCAGTACTTATCGTACCACTTTGGATGGAAGCAGCTATACAACGATATTATGAGTACGTTATCGACGCCTCAACGTGTGCAGCGACGGATTAATCGGTTGCTACTACGTAATGGCCTAGATACGACGTTTCGTTCGAGAATGCATCATGCAGACTCGTACGTACGTGGCTCCGGGTTTCAATATCCTCTCACATCGAATGATAAATCTCCCGTTCTCACCCATCGGGTGGAACGAGAGTTTGAGTTGACCTGCGCCTTATCGGCAAAGTTCAACTTTCCTCCGACTGATAGGATAAAGTTCCGTAGTGACTTGTTCACTAGGATGCTCGGTTTAGTGCCTACGCCAGTTGACATGTACAAACTTGTCCCCTGGACATGGCTCTATGATTGGTATACAGGATTTGGTAACTACCTCGAACTTATCGAGGAAATTAACAAGGACCGTTCACTAATCAATTTTGGGTTCCTTGCATGCAAATGCAAGGGATCCTTAATAACGAGCTTTGATTCCTTCTATGAGAATGTTGACAACTATGATATCGATCATGTAGGTAGTACTGTCAAGAGTAAAATCAAGACATCACATACTTCCATTTTCGATTTCTCGTACTACGTACGAGAAGATGTCACCAGACTCACAGACATTAAGTCTTTCACCGATCCGTCGACATTATCGACGTTTCAAAACACAATCCTCGGCGCTCTGATTTATCAGAGAGCGAGATTCTGAGGGGACTTGCGTACCCTCAAATTCATTAAGGAGTGTTCTATGCTTGTCGATCCAGTAACTGTCGTTGCCGCTGCGCCGACGCCGGAGACTAAATTCTCCATCGTCAAACACGACGGCTATGGTTCCGAGAGAGTTGATACTAATGGAGGAGGTTACTCTTCCATCATCAACCATCAGAGAACCAAGACAGGAACCAGGCACTATCTCCAAGTCCTTCACAAGAAGGATGCGGTCGACCCTTTGTCTGGGCTGACCAGGAGCGTGACTGCCTCGGTTTCTTTCACTATCAATCGCCCGGTGTTCGGTTATACCGACGCCGAGATGATTGCACTCGCGAAACTCCTCACGGATTTCCGCGACGATAGTGAAGTTACCACTGCTCGCCTTCTCTTGCTACAAGCATGAAGCTTGTATCAGGAGTCGCGGTGGCCCTACGTGTTGTTGGTCGTATCCTGCGTTTGCTTAGCAATAAGCCTCGCAGGGTGCGATCGAACGACGATGGGAACCAATCAGAGTGATCTGATTAGCAGGGAAAGTCTGGATATTATTCCTGACTTCGCCAAGGATAGGACCTGGAATCATAAACCTCAAGGAGGAAATGATGAAAAGTCCAGTCCAGCTCCTGAGGGCCGTTCTAACGGATGTTAAACGGCTCTCACAACACACTACAGGCCTCGACCGTGATATCCTCACGATCGATAAGCGAGTCGAAAATGAAGGTGACAGTTTCCTATCTGTCACTTTACCCATACTCGGTTCCGCTCTTTTGAGTGGATTAGAGTCTGGTAAGTTCACCTGCCCTCGAAACTTTTCAAAAGTTAGAGGGGGAGAAATCCCGAAATTGTTCTCGGGTATTCTCTGTGAGATTTTCGACATTAAAACCGGGGTTATTCTTGAAGAACCGTGTGTTGAATGCATACAAAATATGCACCAACTCACTCGTCTCTTCAAGAAGCTCGACGGAGACCCTTCTAATCAACCTAAGTTGTTTAGGAAGGCTCAAATCGAGTATATTGAGAATGAAGAGCATATAGTCAAGGCTCGTGAGAGCCGAGACAAAAGAAAGCTTTTCATACTCAAGTCGCTTGCTCAGCTATGTTTGTCTGACCTTCACAGGTTTAGCCCTACATCGCTTACCGGCAAGCACGGGCCCGGTGCTGTTTGTGAGGGGATGTCTCCAAATGATAAATGGAGATATCTGCCATCGGCTCTCCTTTCGGATAGCCGTTTTGGTGACACAATCTATCCAGAACTCCTTGGAGCTTATGGACCGATTGAGGAAACCCTCGCAGAGGCTAGAGGCTTCTTGAGCAAAGTAGTGGCAGTCCCAAAGCAGAAAACTGCTGTGAGACTTATCACAGTTGAACCACATCTGAACCAATTCGTTCAGGGTGGCCTGAATGCGTACTTGCGCAATGTTATTTGCAAAAGTCCGCTTTCAGGATGCATTGCTCTTGATCGTCAGGACGTCAACCAAAAATTGGCCCTTGACGGTTCCCTAACTCGTCATACTAGTACGATAGACCTAAAGTCCAC